CGCCTCAAGGTTTCCCAGTCACGATCGGGGAGGAGTGATGTCGAAGATGGTGATCTCCATACTCCGGATGCCGGCAGACTTATTCTGGGCCGGTGATCCGGTTTCGCGGCAGGCGCATGAATCGATTCGCCAGTTGGCAGCCGATCGGATCGAATACCTTGAGGCGCAGGTAGAGGCGTGCTCGTCCCGGAACTCTTCGGACGTTGACCGCATTCAGGAGCTGGAGACGGCGCTGACCGAGGCCATCACCCTGATCCAGGACTGGGGCGCCTACGCTGACGACTATTTCCAGCATAAGCACGACCTGGCCGGTGATGTGGCCCGGCTGCGCGCCCTGCTCACCCAGGAGGAAGGCAAATGAACATGACCCTAATCACATGGACGGCGGTATTCCCCTGTGTCCTGGTCCCGGTGGGCCTGATATTCCGGCTGCTGGGCTGGGCCACGGCGGGACAATTCAACAATCTACTGGGCGTCACGGCCATGATGAGCCTGTTTCTGGTGATTCAGTGGGTGGCGACCTGGTACGGGCGTAGAGGTGAGTGATGCTTGAAATTATCTGCACTGTGGAGCTGGCGCTGGGCACTTATGGGCTACTCAAGGGCCTGCACATCGGCGATCGGCTGATGACTGGCGTGGCCTTCGGGTTGATTGTCATGGGGATCTGGCTTCCGGGGGTGGTGTGATGCAGGGCGGCAAAGCGCCAACGGCCCAGCAGAAGCGTTTCCACAAGTGGCTGGCCGAACAGGGCTGCTACCTGGGCCTGGGGCCGGCGAGCATTCACCACTGCATGGGCTCCACGGCGAAGCAGAACAAGGTGTGGATTGGGCAATGGTTCGCCATCCCGTTGAGCTATGAGGCCCACCAGGGGAATGGCGGAATTCACGGGGATCTGTCTGCCTTTGCCGGGCATGGCCTGGGCGAAACCCGCAAGGAAATCGAGAAGACCATCTGGTTCCGGTTGGTGGCGCATTACCGGCGGCAGCACGGAGAATACCCCTGTGGCCCGGAGGTTGTTTCCGCGATAGAAAGTGTTCCACCGGTGAGCGTTTTGATGGTAGAATCGCACCATGGCTGAGAAATTCATGCTCCGGGTAAAGCGGTTTCAGGATGGCGGCGGTCTTGTCCCTGCGGATGACTTCACCGCCCGCCGGCTGCGCGAGAAAGGGTACAAGGTGGGCGACCTGCTGGCGGCGGAGTTGAAGAAACCGCGCAGCCCGGGTTATCACCGGTACGCCCACCGCCTGGGGCAGATGGTTGTGGATAACATCGAAGGGTTTGAGGCCTTGAATGCCCACCAAGCCCTGAAACGGCTGCAACTGGAATCCGGTCTGGAATGCGAAACCATGGCCATCAAGGTGCCTGGTTTCGGGATGGTAGAACAACGGCTGCCGCGCTCCCTGGCCTTTGAGAGCCTTGAAGACGGGGAATTCCGGGAGCTGATAATGGGCCTGTGCCGCTACTTGGTGCAGGAATACTGGCCGGGCGAGAACGCAGAACGGGTCGCTGAGCTGGCCCGGGCGCTGCCCGAAGCTGTTTGAGAGGTGAGTTATGAGTGAGATTGATTGGAGCAAGGCGCCGGAGGGTGCGACGCACTACGATGGTGGGGTTTTTTACCGTAGGAACGAAGGTCGATGGGAGTACTGCGACCCGTATGTTCGCGTATGGAGAGAATCCAACAACGAGGCCCCCTTTTTTGATCGGCTTCTGGTCCGCCCGTCCCGGCCCCAATGGCGCGGCCCCGAGGATGGACTGCCGCCGGTCGGGACGGTGTGCGAGTTTGCGGAAGGCCTAAGTCAGTACGTTATTGCCGAGGACCATCAGGGGTGGCCGGGCGAGGCTCTGGAGGTTCTGGCCCATCGCGACACGGGAAAGCCGGTTGCTGTGGTCTGGAATCTGCGCAGAAAGCAAGCCAGCACCGTGATTGCGGAGTGCCTGCGCCCCCTCAAATCCGACAAGGAGCGGGCGGTGGAGGCGGCTATGAAAGTGATGCCGTACCCGTGCTCCCCGTCTACCCGGACCGACCTGGAGTGCGCCTACGACGCCGGCCTTCTCCGCCTGCCGGAGGAACAGTCATGAGCGAGAAATACCCCAGCCATCTCAAGCGCCTGGCCCCAACCCTGAGCAAGTGGCGGCAGATGAAGCGCCGAGAGCTTCGGGCTGCCAAGGCGCAGTTTTCAGACCTTCGTACCGGGAGCATGTTCACGCCCGCTTACCGAGAAATCGTCGAGGCGGAAAAACTAATCGACTTGGCCCTGGCGAAGTGCAGCCAGAAGGAGTGGGGCAAATGACCACCCTCGGACACGACGTAAACGGGCGCCCGCTGCGGGCTGGGGATCGGGTGGTTTTTGTTAATTCGCGGAGGTTCCCTTGGCTGGAGGGCGCGCGTGCAACGGTCACTGGTCCCAGCCAGCACGAGGGCTATGTGCTGACCAGCTACCCCCACCCGCTGCCGGGGTACGAGTTTTGCCATCCGAGCTTTGACCAAGTGTGCCGCCTCGATGACCGCACCGACCACCAGCCCAGCGAGTTCACATTCGACTCCCTGATGGATCACCTGAAAAGCGGGGTGCCGGCGTGAATAGAATCCTGTATTGGTTGGCCGGTCGGCTGCCGGCTCGGATTATCAGTGATGGCGAGACGCCGTACTTGGAACGGTACTACCTGTTCACTCTGCTGGGCTGGCGGTTCTACCTGCACCGGTTTGTGGGCAGCGACCCCGACCGGGGTCTGCATGACCACCCCTGGCCTTTGGCGTTCAGTCTGATCCTGGTGGGCTGGTACTGGGAACAAACCCGTTCCGGGCTTCACCGGGTGCGGTGGTTCAATGCCCTGGTGGGTGATAGCTTCCACCGGGTAATCCTGCCCTGCCGGCGAGGATGCCCGGGCGAGTGCCGGCTGTACCACGCGCCCCGCCCTGTCTGGACCCTGTTCGCTCACCGCGCCAAGAAGTCCAAGACATGGGGCTTTATCACTGATCCCGACGATATGGGCTTCCAGGTGTTTCGGCCCTACACCTACTCCCGGGAGGGCCGGCAGACAGACTGGTGGTTGACTGCGCCCAAAGGGCGAGACGTGGGGCGGATGCCGTTATGACCACCGAAACCCATCGCCGCGCCTGCGAGGCTCGCCAGTGGCTGAGATTGGGTTACAATAACCCCATGGATATCAAGTCCCTGCGCGCTCGGATCGTCGCCAAGCGCGGTGACCGGGCAGCGGAACAGCTTATCAGCGACATGCGGGTCCAGTGGGGCCGGCGGAGTGAGTGGATGGAGGCAGCCAGTGACTGACAAGAAACCCCCAGCCAAGAAGAAGGCTCCGGCGAAGAAGAAGGCGGCGGTTAAGCGCGGTCGTGGTCGGCCCAAGGGCTCCGGGTCCACCTATACCGCTGCCAAGGCCCAGGAAATCTGTGATCGCATGGCCAAAGGGGAGCCATTGGCTCAGATATGCCGTGATGAGCATATGCCTGGATATCGGACAACTTACAATTGGATGGATGAATACCCGGATTTTGCCGCAAACATCGCGCGCGCGAGAGAAGACGGACACGATATGATTGCGGCGGATTGTCTGGAGATAGCAGATAACGCCAAGAATGACTGGATGGACGCGAACGGCGAGGATGCGACCGGGTATAAGCTCAACGGCGAGCATATCCAGCGGTCCAAGCTGCGCATTGAGACGCGATTGAAGCTCCTGGCCAAATGGAACCCGAAGAAGTACGGCGAGCGTCAGCAGCTTGATGTGGATGGGAATATGACCTACCACATCCAGACGAGTGTCCCGAAAGATCCGGGTGACGAGTGACGGCGCAAGCGATTGTCATTCCCTACCGGCCCCACAAGTACCAGCTTGAGATCCACCGTTCCCTCAAGCGATTCAGCGTATTGGTCGCCCACCGCCGGTTCGGTAAGACGGTTTGCTCGGTCAATACGCTGATCGCCGCCGCCCTGCGGTGCCAGAAGATGAATCCCCAGTTCGCCTATGTGGCGCCCTTCCGCAACCAGGCCAAGTCGATTGCCTGGAAAGAGATCAAAAAGTACACGTCCTGCATCCCGGGTATCGAGTACAGCGAATCGGACCTGCGGGTGACGTTCCCGCACAATAACGCCGAGGTGCGCCTGTACGGGGCGGATAATGCTGATGCTTTGCGGGGCCTGTACTTCGACGGTGCTGTACTGGACGAGGTGGCCGACATGCGCCCGGAGGTGTGGGGTGAGGTGATCCGTCCCGCCCTGGCCGACCGGAAAGGCTGGGCGGTGTTCATCGGCACTCCGAAGGGCATCAACATGTTCAGCGAAATGTATTTCCATGCCGTGGCCAGTGATGATTGGTTCGCCGCCATGTTCCGTGCCAGCGAGACGGGCATCATTGACGATGAGGAGCTGCGCCAGATGAAAGAGACGATGACGGAAAGCCAGATCGCCCAGGAACTGGAGTGTGACTTCTCGGCGGCTGTGGATAACGTGCTGATGAATGTATCTGAGGTGCAGGAAGCCTGCGGGCGGCATATCCGGGAAGAAGAATTCAAGATGGCCGGCAAGGTCATTGGCGTGGATGTGGCCCGGTATGGGGATGACCGGTCGGTTATCTTCAAGCGCCAGGGACTGGCAGCCATGGAGCCCATTGTGCTGCGCGACGTGGACAATATGGAGCTGGCGGCGGTGGTGGCCAAGCACATTGACCAGTGGAAGCCGGACGCTGTGTTCATCGACGCCGGGCGCGGTGAGGGCGTGATTGACCGCCTGCGCCAGCTCGGCTACTCGGTGGTGGAGGTGCCCTTCGGCGGCAAGGCCACGGACCCGCGATTCGCCAATAAGCGGAGCGAAATGTGGTCAGACATGGCCGAGTGGGTCAGGGCCGGCGGCGTGATTCCGGACCATGCCGAGCTGAAAACGGACCTCTGCGTCCCGACCTACACCTACAAGAACGCCAAGGGTAAGTTCATGCTGGAGAGCAAGGACCACATCAAGGAGCGCGGCATGAAGTCGCCGGACGTGGCTGACGCGTTGGCCCTGACCTTCGCCCACCCTGTGGCGCCCAAGGATTTCTACGCCGCTGGCAAGCAGAATATTGTTAGCGACTATGATCCTTTTGCCTAAACCTTAACCATAGGGTTATCCTATGGCGTGTGACCCAACCTGAGAGGATTTCGCAATGTGTTCACGTCCGAAGGTAGAAGCCGCTCCGCCGCCCCCGCCGCCCAAGCCTCAACCGCAAGAACAGGACCAGGCTGTCGTCGCCGCCCGCGATGATGAGCGCGCCAACCGCCGCCGTCTGGCCGCTGGCCGGCAGTCCACTATCCTGACCGGCGGCAACTCTGGCACCGCAACCACGGCTGGCAAAAGCCTGCTCGGGGGCTAAGCATGGAACAGAAGCGCGACAAGTACATGCAGCGCTGGACCGCCCTGGAAACGGAGCGGAGTTCGTTCATCGACACTTGGCGGGACATCAGCGACTACATGCTGCCGCGAGGGTCGCGCTTTCTGACCACCAATGCCAATGACGGGCGCCGGAAGGACCAGAAGATCGTCAACCCGACGCCTACCCTTGCTGTTCGCACCCTGTCCTCCGGCATGATGGCCGGCATCACCAGCCCGGCCCGCCCCTGGTTCAAGCTGACCATCCCCGACATGGAGGTGGCCGAGCAGAGCCCGGTGCGGATCTGGCTGGATGATGTGACCCGCCGGATGAACAGTGTCTTTGCCCGGTCGAACCTGTATCAGGCCCTGCCGGTGGTTTACTCCCAGCTGGGCTGCTTCTCGGTCGCTGCCCTGTTCGTGGAGCAGGATGATGACGAGGTGATCCGCTGCACGCCGTTCCCGATTGGGAGCTACTGCGTGGCACAGAGCGAGAGCGGCGAGGTGGACACGTTCTATCGCAAGTTCCGGATGACCACCGGCCAGCTTGTGGAGAAGTTCGGCCTGGAGGCGTGTAGCCAGGGCGTCCAGTCCGAGTACAAGAGCGGACAACTGGACGCCTGGCACGACGTGATGCACGTCATCGAGCCGCGCCGGGAGCGTGACCCGCGATCCAAGGTTTCCACCGATATGCCGTACCGCTCGGCCTACATGGAGTGCGGGCATGAGAAGTTCCTGCGCGAGGCTGGCTATGCCGAATTCCCGGTGATGGTGCCCCGGTGGGAGGTCAACGGCGAGGATGTGTACGGCTCCAATTCGCCCGGCTGGGCGGCACTGGGGGACACCAAGTCCCTCATGCTCAAGGAGCGGCGCGGCCAGGAAATGCTCGACAAGGGCGCCCGTCCGCCGATGAACGTCCCTTCGGAAATGAAGAACAGCCCGATCTCCCTGCTGCCTGGCGGGGTCAACTACGTGGACATGGCGAACCAAGGGAAGGGTATGGCGCCGGCTTATGAGCCGAACCCCAACTGGTACCAGTTCCTGACCCAGGAAATCCGCGAGGTGGAGAACCGCATCGAGCGGTCGTTCTACGTGGACCTGTTCCTGATGCTGGCCAATTCCGACCGCCGGCAGATCACCGCCCGGGAGATCGAGGAGCGGCATGAGGAAAAGATGCTTATGCTGGGGCCGGTGTTGCAGCGCCTGAATGATGAGCTGCTGGACCCGCTGATTGACCGGACGTTCAACATCATGGTCCGGGCGTCTGAGCCGATTTGGGCGGGGCGCGTGGGTGGCAATCCCCTGCTGCCGGAGCCTCCGGAGGAAATGGAGGGGATGGACATCAAGGTGGAGTACGTCTCCATCATGGCCCAGGCGCAGAAGTCGGCGGATATTACCAGCATCGAGCGGTTTGCCGGGTTCGCCGGCAGTCTTGCCGCTGTGAACCCTGAGTCCCTGGACAAGGTGAACTTCGACGTGATGCTGGAGGAATGGGGCGACCGGGCTGGTGTGCCGGCTCGCACCCTCAACGACGATGAGCGCGTAGCGGCGGTTCGCCAGCAGCGCGCCCAGCAGCAGCAGGCCCAGGCGATGCTCCAGATGGCCAACGAGGGCGCCCAGGGTGCCAAGACCTTGAGTGAAGCCGAGGTCACCGACGACAACATGCTGAGACGGATGGTTGGCCAATGAGCGATTACGCAGCCGATGACCTGAATGACCGGCGCCGCGAGCGCCAGGAAATGCGCGAGACCGAGCGCCGCCAGGACTATGAGAAGCTGCTGGCCATGCCGGAAGGGCGCCGTGTCCTGTGGGATATCGTGGGCCGGTGCAACATCTTCCAGGCAATCACGGTCACCAATGCGTCGATGTACATGATGCAGGGCGCCAAGAATATCGGGCTCGGTGTGATTGACGATATCGAGAGGATTGACCCGGACGCCTTTATCAAGATGATGCGCGAGGGCAAGAGCCGGGCCCAGGAGGACGAGGAATACATAGCCCGCCTCAATGAAGAGCTGGGCGACGATAGTTGAATTCTGTATAGCTTCAAGCAATAATCACTGGCATGTCTATGGAGAACACCAATGACTGATGAATCCATTCTCACTGAAGGCGAGCAGGCTAACACCGAAACGCCAGCCGTGAGTGGTGCGGAAGGTCAGCCGGAAGCTCCCAAGACCGAAGGCGCCGAGGCGGAGCAAGAAGCCGCCAAAGCTACTGAGGGCGAGGAGAAGAAGGGTGAAGGCGAGGAAGGCGCTCAGGGTGCCCCCGAGAAGTATGATTGGGACCTGGGTGAAGGTGTGGAAGTCAGCGAGGAATTGGCCGGCGAGTTCGAGCCGATTGCCCGCGAGCTGAACCTGACCAACGACCAAGCCAACAAACTGGCCTCCGAAATGCTGCCGAAAGTCCAGAAGCAAATGTCCGATCAGTGGGCAAAGCAGGTGGACGATTGGCGGCAAAAGGCTGAGTCGGACCCTGAGTTCGGCGGTGCCAAGCTGGAACAGACCATGACTGAGGCCCGCAAGGCCCTCGAAGTGCATGGCAGCAAGGAACTGACCGAACTGCTGGATCAAACCGGCATCGGCAACCACCCGGCGCTGATCCGGGCTTTCGCCTCCATGGGGCGCGGGCTCAGCGAGGATCAGCTTATTAAACCGGAGGCGGGCCCGTCTGAGAAAAAAGATCTCACCGAGGCCTTCTATCCCGGAACAAAGAAGTGAGGTAATTGGAAATGGCTACTCTCGGTCAAGATTTCCCCACTCTGTTGGACAAGCTGAACCGTCAGAACCCGGACGGCTCAATTGCCCGCATTGTGGAGCTGCTGGCGGAGCAAAACGACATTCTCATGGACACCACGTACATGGAATGCAACGACGGCTCCAAACACAAAACCACCATGCGCTCCGGCCTGCCCGAGGCTACCTGGCGCAAATTCAATGCCGGCGTCCAGCCGGATAAGTCCACCGTTGTTCCTGTGCTGGATACCACCGGTATGCTGGAGAACTACGGCGAGGTCGATAAAGACCTGGCGGACCTGTCTGGCAATGCCGCTGCCTATCGGACCAGTGAGAACCTGGCACACATGATGGGCATGAACAACAAGGTGTCCGAGTACATCTTCTACGGCAACACCGACAACGAGCCGGAATCCTTCATGGGTCTGGCGCCGCGTTACAACGATCCGGCGGCTGAGTCCGGCGCCAATCTGGTGAATGCGGGCGGTACGGGCTCCACCAACACGTCCATCTGGTTCGTGACCTGGGGCGAAATGACCACCCACCTGCTGTACCCGAAGGGCCAGACGTTCGGCTTCCAGCACCGTGATCTTGGCGAGGATACCGCCAAGGACAACAACGGTGGCCGCTATCAGATCTACCGTGACCACTACAAGTGGAACATCGGCATGTCTGTGCGCGACTGGCGGGCCAACTCTCGCGTCTGCAACATCGACGTGACCAACCTGACCAAGGATGCAGGGACCGGTGCCGATCTGATCGACCTTATGATCGACGCCTACTACAAGCTCCAGAATCCGATGCAGGGCATGGGCACCGTGGCCATCTACTGCAACCGGACGATCCAGAGCTTCCTGCACAAGCAGGCCATGAATGCCAAGAACGTGAACCTCACCCTGGGTGAGTATGGTGGTCGCAAGATCCCCGAGTTCCTGGGCATGCCTATCCGCCGCTGCGATGCGATTCTGAACACCGAATCCGCCATCGACTTCTCATAAGGAGAACCGTCATGTTGTTTGATGCGCAAAACCTGTTCAGCGATGCCCAAGCCATTACGGCCACGGCGGCATCCACGAACATCATCGACACCGGCTCCACCAAGGATGACGGCAAGGGCGGCAACATCCCTTTGCTGATTCAGTGTGTGGCAGCTTTCAACAACCTGACCAGTCTGACCGCAACCTTGCAGACGGACAACGACGAGGCTTTTGGCTCGCCGACCGACCTGTATACCGTGGTCATCCCTCTGGCCAGCCTGGTGCCCGGGTATCAGACCCCGGTCATCACCCTGCCGCAGGGCGTCCAGCAGTATGTTCGCCTGAATTACACCGTAACCGGCACCGCTCCTACCACGGGCGCGGTAACCGCTGGCTTGGTGGCGGGGGTGCAAACCAATGGCTAAGTACAGAGTGAAGGAAAAGGCGTTCATCAACGGGCGCCTTGTCAAGCCGGGCCAGGAAGTGGAACTGGATCTCCCCAAGGAGCACAGCATCCCGGATCACCTGGAACCGGCAGAAAGCAAGCAACCCGACAAAGGCCGGCAGGCCAGCAAAGGCGCCGAGTAAGCGCCCAGCAAAGGGGCCTTCGGGCCCCTTTCTTATCTGAGGTGATGCATGGCGTCCGAGATCGAAATCTGCAACCTGGCGCTGTCCAGGATTGGTCAAACCCAGCCCATCGCGTCGTTCACCGAGCAGTCCAAGGCGGCTGAGGTGTGCGCGCAGGCTTACGAATTCTGCCGTGACCTTGTTTTGCAGGACCACATGTGGCCGTTCGCCACGTCCTGGAAGGTCTTGGCGCAAATGACGGACCCGCCCACCAATTGGGGATTCCGTTACAGCTACCCGGCGGACTGCCTGGATCTGCGCTACCTGGTGTTGCCAGGGATGCGCAACCCCAGTGCAGACGAATACCCGGTGTTCGAGATCCAGCTTTACAATGGCCAGAAGACGGTCATCACCGACACGCGGGAGGCGGAGGCCGTGTACACCGCCGCCGTCACCGATCCCACCCTTTTCAGTCCAATGTTCGTGAATGCCCTGGCCTGGCGTCTGGCGCAAGAGATTGCCATGCCGATGGCGGTGGACCCGAGCATGATGGACAACGCCCGGCAGATGTACGCAGCCAGCGTGTCCGAGGCTGCCGCCACGGCGTACAATGAGATCAAGGAAGACCCCGATCCGGAATCCGAATTCATCAGCGGGAGGCGTTAATGGGCACGGTCCTCAATCAAGTCTCCTTCGCCAGCGGTGAAATCAGCCCGCGTCTGTTCGCCCGGGTGGACATTTCCCGGTATCAGTCGGCGCTCAGCACCTGCAAGAACTTCATCCCCCGGCCCTATGGCGGCGTCGAGAATCGCCCGGGGCTCCAGTTCCTGAACGAGTGCAAGCTGACCCAGGCCACCCGCCTGATCCCGTTCCAGTTCTCCACGGTGCAGACCTACGTCCTGGAAATGGGCAACCAGTACATCCGGTTCTACAAGGACGGCGGGCTGGTGGTGATTCCTGACGGTGAGCCGAATGCCGGTGACCCGGTGGAGGTGTCCACTCCCTGGAATCCCGAAGACCTGGACCTGATCAAGTACACGCAATCGGCGGATGTGATGTACTTCGTGCATCCCGACTACCCGCCGCAGACGCTCAGCCGGACCGATGTGGATGAGTTCGAGCTGGCCCCCTTCGATTACGAGGAAGGGCCGTTCCAGCCGCAGAACATTGATGACTCCGTGGCCATCTACTCCGACGGTTACGAAGGCGTGGTGACCCTCACGTCCACCAAGGCGATCTTTGATGAGGACATGGAAAACTCCTTCATCAAGCTCTCGCAGAGCCTGGATATCTCGGTGAGATCATGGGAGGTGGGTCAGAGTGTTTCTGTCGGAGACCAGAGGGCAGCATCCGGCCATTATTATGAAAGCCAAAACGATGCGACAACAGGGACTTTGCGTCCGTCTCATATTGAGGGCGTGGAGTCGGACGGCTCGGCAAGGTGGGAGTATATTCACTCGGGCTTCGGGATTGTGCGCATCCAGCAGTACATCAGCCCGACGAGCGTGAAGGGTGAGGTGGTGTCCCGCTTGCCCAATTCCGTGGTGGGCGCTGCCGGGACACCCCAGGCGATCACCGGCTTGGCATTCATCGAAGACCCCCCTGGATATGATTTTTATTATCCGCAAATTACAGTCGCTGGCCATGGGGTTTCAAATAATGGCAGCATTTTGATTGATGGTGTCACCGGTGATGATGCAGACCATGTGAATGGGTTGCGCAAAGTCACCAAGATAGACAATGACACGCTGCGCCTTAAAGATGGCTTTGCGACCTATATGCCGTCGGCGAATGTTTCTGGAGCAACTTTGGCACCGGCTGGAGGTTCTGTAACAAATAAACCCACGTCACGGTGGGCCATGGGGGCCTGGAGCGATCTGACCGGTTATCCCGGCACGGTCAACTTCTTCCAGCAACGCCTTATCTTCGCGGCCACCCCGACCCAGCCACAGACCTTCTGGATGAGCGTGATCGACGCTTTCAATTCGTTCCAGAAGCACTTGCCGCTGCTCGATGATGATTCGATTGAGGGCACCATCGCGGCCCGTCAGGTAAACACCATTCGCCACATCGTTGCCCTGAACGACCTTATCTTCAACACGTCAGGGGCGGAATACAAAATGACTCCGGGCGACAATGGCGTGGTGCCCGGCGGAATATCCATTGACCCGCAGTCTTTCTACGGCGCCTCGGACGTGACCCCGATCACCACCGGCACGGTCGCCCTGTTCGTCCAGGAGAAGGGTACGGTTATCCGTGACCTGGGCTATTCCTTCGACGTGGACGGCTACTCCGGCTCGAACCTGAGCCAGTTGAGCGAGCATATGTTCCGTGGCCGTCGCGTGAAGGACTGGGCATACAGTCAGGTGCCCTGGGACGCCATTTTCCTGGTGATGGATGACGGTTCGATGCTTTCCCTGACCTATGTGCGTGACCAGCAGGTCATTGGCTGGGCCAGGCATGAGACGGATGGGCTGTTCGAGTCGGTCACCACGGTCAGCGAGGGCGACGAGGACGCGGTTTACTTCGTCGTGCGCCGGACGGTCGAGGGACAGGAAAAGCGGTTTGTGGAGCGGATGGCCGTGCGCGAGGCTGGCGAAATCGAAAAGGCCTTCTTCGTGGATTCCGGGCTGAGCTACGACGGCACTATCACCAATGGCGCCAGCATGACCCTGGAGGCCTACGGCGGCGCCACAGCCTACGCCGCCGCGACGGACGGTTACAGTGCCGGCACCTACTCCGGGTTCACGCTGAATGAGGCCAAGACCTACGTCTTCGAGCTGGCCATGAGCGACACCCTGTCGATTGGTGCCGAGGAGCTGCTGGGCGGCTTGTCCTTCGTCCTGATCAGCGGATCATCCGTGCCGGTGTTCCTAAACGTCCAGTACAACCGGGACGGCACACACACCCTTGGCATGGCCGGCAGTGGCGGGAATGTGTCCCTGGGCTCGATCACCAATAATTCGGTGGTTGGCGTCTACATCAACACGGTCACCGGGAAGGTTGGTGCCGTGGTGGACGGCACGGATTCCGGCGAGGTGCTGGATGTGTCGATCAATCCTGCTTCTGAGTACGGGCTGCTGGCGATTGGCCAGTCTCAGGGTATCGGCGATGTGACCGGTGGTGCGGAGATCGAGGTGCGGACCGAAGCTGGCAGTATCACGCAAACCTATCCGGGGACGCCTCATGACCTGTGCGGCAACCTGCTGTCAGGCGGCGGCGCCAGTTGCCTGCATGTCTTCTCCGGCGAGGAAGCAGACCCGCTGGGCTACGACCGGATGACTGTTACTGGCGGTAACACGCTTTCGTTTTCCATGAGCCCGTCCGCTACCGGCGAGGGCTGGGGTAACGTGGATCGCATCTACAAGCTCACCGCTTCGGCCAGCACTTTCGAGATCCAGGACACGGATGACGCCATTGTGTTCCCTGACGTGGAGGGGCGCCCCCTGTTTCTGACGATCAAGGAATTTGTGAGCGGAACCGAGGCCCGGGTGCAGGCCAGCTTCACGCCCCCTTTGAGTCTTGACGGTGTGCCCCGGACAGACTGGGCGTTTGCCCGGAACCGCCTGACTGGCATGGCCCATTTGGAAGGCAAGACGGTGAGCATCCTGGCTGATGGCAATGTACACCCGCAACTGGTGGTGGAGGATGGGGCTATTGAGCTGCAATATCCCGCCAGCGTGGTCCATGCCGGCCTGCCGTTTGAATCCGAGATCCAGACCTTGCCGGTGAGCAGTGCTGAAATGTCGGTGCGGGACAAGCTCAAAAACATCCGCAAGGTGTCCATGATCGTGCAGGAAACCCGGGGCGG